TATCGCAAGCTGCTGGGCATTGTGCTCATCGGTCAGACGGAGCTGAAGCACATGTTCAACGAGAGCACCAACGTTGACATGCGCGAGGTGATCCGGCGGGTGCAGGTGGCGGAGATCAAGGGCTTGAACGGCCACCTGAAGGATTACCTGGCGCTCAAGTTCAAGCGGGTGGGCAAGAACATCGAGGACATTTTCAGCGAGGACGCCTTTGATGCCCTGTCGCAGAGGCTGACGGCGACCACGCGCGACGGCAAGGCCAAAATCAGCCACGCCTACCCGCTGCTGGTGAACAACCACGTGGCCCGGGCCATGAACCTGGCCTACGAGATGGGCGAGGAGCGGATCACGGCGGATGTGGTGATGGCGCTGTAATACCGGGCCGCCGGATACGGTGGCGCGACCAACCCAAGGAGGTTGCCATGCGTTGTGGAAAGTGCAAGGCCTCACGAGCCAATCTGGTGCCGCGTGTCGAGCACCATGCCGAGGGAGGATGTCTACAAGTGGTCAGTTGCATGCTTTGCGGTTGGCGCCGGACCCGCCCCGCCCCGCTGCCCGGGCGTACGCCGGCCGCGCAGCGGTTGCAGGCGGCCGAGGAGGTGCCGGTATGACGATGAGCCTGGTGTTTTGCGCGGGGCTGGTGATGGGCTGGGGCACCATGTTGCTGCTGCTCTCGCCCCTGTGGCTGACCGACGATAACCCATCCATCCCCGAGGAGGATGACGATGTCAAGCCGTGACCTCGGGTTGGAACAGTGGATCGAGACGCACACCATCGAGTGCCTTCCCTACGCGGCCCGATTATCGCCCCGGCAATGCGGCCTGCAGCAGGCCCGCGGCGATCGCACGTTTTGCCCCTGCGCCCAGGCGGCGACCGTGCGGCCGATGACGGCCAAGGGGGAGCGGCGGGCGCTGCTGAAGCGGGCCATCGACAAGCTGGGTCTGGAGCAGGTGGCCTGGGTGCTGGGCAATCAGCCGAACACGGTGGTCGGCGTGGCCAACGGCAGCAACCCCCATGACGGCGCCCTGCTGGCCCGGGTCGCGCAGCGCTTCAACCTGGACGGCACGGCCAGGGCGGCCACCCTGCCCGCGACCGGGAAGAAACGCGGCCGTCCCGCCTGCGCGCCGATGGAGGCCGACGAGCGACAACAGGCCATGCGGAGGCTGCTGGCGGCGGTGGCGGAGTTGGGCATCGATGAAGTGGCCCACCGCTTGCGGCGCTGCCCTTCGGTGGTGCGCGGCATCGCCCGGGGCTGGTATCCGAGCCGTCCGGACGCGGTGCTGCACCGGGTGCTGGCAGAATTCGGCGAGGAGGGGCGACGTGTGGGATGAACAGCTCGACTACTACGGCGACCGCTTTGTGCGCCTGGGCATCGGCCCCTTGTTGGATATTTCCTTTTTTGACTACCTGATCGACGTGGATGGCTGGGAACATCTGCTGCTGGTCTCCGTCGACATAACGCGAACCTCCCACTGAAAGGATGCAACATGGAGCACACCGCAAGAAAAATCCCGCAAGGATACATGGAAGACAGCCAGGGCCGACTGGTGCCCACGGAACTGGTGAAAGAGATCGACCTGGCGCGCGACGAACTGGTGCGGGAGATCGTGGCCGCGGCGTTGCGCGCCTCGCAGCAGTTGGCCGAATTCAAACACCGGGCCCTCGCGGACATTACGGCGTTTGTGGAGTTGTCGGCCGAGAAATACGGAGTGGCTCTGGGCGGCGACAAGGGCAACATTCAGCTGACCACTTATGACGGCGCGTACAGAGTGCGCCGCGACATCGCCGAAACCCTGGTTTTCGACGAACGGCTGCAGGCGGCCAAGGCCCTGATTGACGAGTGCATCCACGAGTGGAGCGAAGGCAGTTGCGCGGAAATCCGGGTGCTGATCAACGATGCCTTTCAGGTGGACAAGCAGGGCAACATCAACACCACCCGGGTGCTGGGTTTGCGCCGGCTGGACATCAGCCATCCGAAGTGGCAGCAGGCCATGACCGCGATTGGCGACTCGTTGCAGGTGGCAGGCACCAAGGCCTACCTGCGCCTGTACCAGCGCAAGAGCGACGGCGGCTACGAGCAGATCAGCCTGGATGTGGCCACCCTGTAATCTCACCTGACGTCAGGAGGTTGCCTTGAAACAGAGACCTTATCTGGTGACGGCCGAGTGCCGTAATCCCCGGTGCGGCACCGGCCTGTTTACCGAACATCGCCGCAGCATCGTCAAACGCTCCACCTGCGGGCAGGATTACCGAATCAGCGTGCTGGTTTGCCCCCTGTGCCGCCAGTGGGCGCCGATCGTGGAGATTGAAGCGCCGGACGAGAAGGTGGCGTCATGATCGACCCGAGCGATCTCGACCCCGCCGACTTGGAAAACGAGGCCCTGCCGAAGCTGATCGAGGGGTATTTGAGCCATGGCGCCGGCATGGATGACTGGATATCCCTGATCGAGGTGGTGCGTGACCTCGGCTATCAGGTCGGCTACCAGCACGGCAAAGAAGATGTGGAGCAAGGCGTTTTTGGCCGGCGCGAAGAGTTTACAACAACGTGATTGCGAAACCGGGCCATTTTGCCGACCTCGGCAAAATGGCCCGGTCTGCCGGGCGTGGCGGTCCGGCACTGACGAGCAGCCACAAAAAGCAGGCTGAAGGCTGAAGGCTGAAGGCTGAAGGCTGAAGGGAAAATCACACATGCCCTGCGGGGATTGCAAATACTTCGGCTTTCGCGGCCTGAAAAAATGGTGTCGGCATCCCGACCACGTGCGGGCCATCCGCCAATGGGGAAAAAGCTGCCCGGATTGGGTGGAATGGGACGCCAAACACATGCCGGGGCACCCCGCGCCCTGGCCGTATCCGGTAAGTCTGGCGCAGAGGGAGGACGAATGCAGCGACCACGCAAGGGGATGAACTACGGCAAGATCGAAACGAGCGAGCGGCTGCAGCAGACCCTGGCGGTTCTGCAGCAGGGCGGCGTGCGCACCACGGCCACCATCCGCCGGGCCACGCGCTCGCAGGCGGTGCACTCGGATATCGCGGCGTTGCGCATGAACGGTTTTGTGATTGTGACCCACCGTCTGGGCCCGATACGCGGCCGCCGGCGGTACGGCTATGAGCTCATCGGAAGGACGCCGGCATGAAGCGCCCCTGTCCGGAACGTACCGAGGTGTATGCCCGGGTGTGCGGGTTTTTTCGGCCCGTGCAGGAATGGAACCGAGGCAAAAAGGCCGAGTACCGCCAGCGGCGGGTTTTCAAGGTGCCGACCCATGAGGAGGATCCGCATGCCTAGCTGTTTTGCGACACGGGTGCAATCGAAAGACGGCAAGCCCTTCGTGGTCTACTCCTCGCGGCCGCTGCGCCCGGAGGATCTGGAGGTTTTTGCCCGCAGAACGGCGGCACAGATCGAGGAGCTTTTGAAAAACAACGGTTTTTCAGAGGCGACGGCATGAAAATGCTGCGCATCCTGGCCTGCAAGGACCCGCTGATGTGGTATGCGAACCATATCGGCGAACTGGTGCCCTACTGCGGCCGCTGGCGGGAGGCGTACAAAAGTCTGGAGCCCGCCGGCTATCTGAACCGGGTCGAGTTCGAGGATGCCGAGGTGGTGGAATTGGCGCCGGATGGGACGATAACGGCCTTGGCAGAAACACAAACCCAAATGACCAATGACCAAGGACAAATGACGATTTTATGAATTTAACCTGCCCCTGCTGTCACGCCAAATACCCCCTGGAAGCCGCCCTGGAAGGCGCAGCCGCCGGCGAACTGCAGCGGCTCCTCGCCCAGGCCGGCCCCCTGGCCCGACCGCTGATCGCCTACCTGGGCCTGTTCCGCAGCAAAACCCGCGCCCTGTCCTTTGATCGTGCGGTGCGGCTGGCCGCCGAGGTACTGGCCTTGAGCGTCGATGGGCGGCAATTGGCCCTGGCCCTGGCCGAGACGGTGGAGGCCATCCGCGCCAAGCGCGACCAGGGGCAGATCAAGCCGCTGACCAACCACAATTATTTGCGGCGGGTGTTGGAATCCGTAGGGGCAGACCCGCGGGTCTGCCCTGACCCGCCCGCCTGCCCCGATTGGACCGACCAGGGCGCACACATGGGTGCGCCCCTACGGGATACCCCACCCACCGGCAAACGCGCCCGCGCCATGGCCGATCTGGCGGCTTGGGGCGCCGGCGACTGGCTGCGCGGCCGCATCGCCGACGGCCTGGCCGCCCTGGTGGCCCTGGGGCTGGATGGCGCGCCCGGCGCGGACGTGATCCGGCGCACCGCCGATGTCTGGCACCATGTCATGGCCGGCCGTTGCGACATTGAGGCCGTGGATGCACCGCGGGTTGAGGCGGCCTTTTCCGGCTTGATCCAGGTCGCCGGAAAATGGCCGGAGCCCAAGGCGATTTGGGCGCACATGCCGCGCCGGCCGGCGGCGCACGCCCTGCCCGAAACGCCGCCGCGCTCGGAAGAAGAGACGCAGCGCGGCCTGGCGAGGGCCCGGGAGATCCAGCGCAAACTGGCCAGGGGGATGACGCCATGACCATCACCGCCAAGCAGATTCGCATCATCAAGATGGCCGTCCGGGCCCTGGGCATCGAAGACGGCGATTATCGCGAGATGCTCAGCCAGTGGTACGGCCGGCGCAGCTGCACCCAGCTGACCCGCGAGCAGGCCAACGAGCTGATTGACCATCTGCAAAAAAGCGGGTTTGTCCTGAAGCCGAAAAAGGCCGGTTGGCACGAAGTGCGCGGCGGCGCGGACACCGCCGCGGGCAAGCCGCCGGGCCGGCTGCATGGACCGCCCGGGGCGAGCCGGCGCCGGGGGAAAAACATCGTAAACCTGGTTTCGGCGGAGGAGTTGGCCAAGCTGGAGGCAGTGGCGGCGCTGATTGCGTGGCGCTACGAGGACGGCCTGCAACGGTTTTTGGCGACCCGGCTGGGGATGAAGGACGGCCGGGTGCGCACCGCCGGCGAAGCGTATCGGGCCATCGAAGGGGTGAAAAAGCTGTTCGAGAACGGCATGCGACAGCAGCACGGCCCGGACTGGTGGCGGCGGCGGTTTGACGATGCGGCGGTGATGGCCTACATTGCGCGGCATTGCCCCGAGGAATACCGGTGACATCGGAAGCCGGTTGCGGTGACAAGGAGGAAACATGAAAGGAGGCACCCCCGCCGAACAGAGGCTGCAGGGCATGCTGGATGCCGCCGGGCTGCCGGTGAAGGCCAGCTATCACCGGGCCCAGGTGTGCGCCATTTTGGGCATTTCGCGGCGGACGTTTTTCCGGTATGTGACGCTCCATGAAATCGATCCGGAAACGGGCCGGCCGCGCCACCCCTGGACCCTGGACAGTTACAAGACCCGCGCCCACCATCGGGTGCGCTACCAGGAGCTGGTGGAGTATGTGGCCCGCAACCGCACCTTTGAGCGGCAGGCCGAGCCCGACCCCCGGCAGATGGGGCTGTTCGGCTCATGACTCAAAACCATCTTGACACGAAAACCGCCTTGGGCTACGGTTTACCTGCCGCCGGCAAAATCCGGCGGTCGGGTTTGACAGCCCAAACTACAGGCGGACGCACCGCCTCGCTTCACCGGCGGTCTTTTTGTGTCCACGGCATGGCGCTCCAGTTGGGCGCGTCGTGTGGGGAGCCTTCGGGCTCGCCGGTTTCCTGTAGCCGGTCTGTCAACCCATGCGGCGCGCCCTCTTTGTTTTTGACAGAGCAAAGAGGGGGCAAGACCCCCACTACAGGAGGCTCCATGTGTACCTGCCTAGAGAAAGAACGCCCCGCCGACATCCTCAGTCACGTCTGTGCCAAACTTGCCTTTATCGGCGACGTCTTCGCCCAAAACGACGACACCCCGACTCAACTCAGCACACAGGGCGAATTCGGCCTGTTCCTCCTCCTGCGCGGCCTCGAGGATGAGGTGAAGGCCATATCGGTTCAACTCTTCGAGGCCGAAAAGGAGGTCAGATCATGAACCAGATGGTCAGAGTATTGGACAGGGAAATTGAAAAGGTCACATATCGAGACCGGCCCGTGGTAACGCTAAGCCAAGTCGATGAGCTCCATGGCAGGCCAGCAGATACGGCAGGGGCTACCTTCCGCAGACACAAAGACAAGATGATTGAGCATGAAGATTATTTCGATCTTCCTTACTCAGAATGGGCACCATTGGTCCAGCATCAAATGCCGGACCAAAGAGGTGGACACAGGGGAAGAATTATCTTGTTGACCGAGACGGGGTATTTGATGGTCATCAAGCCGTTTACCGACGAGCGGGCATGGGCGGTACAAAGGATTCTGGTCAGCAGTTATTTCAACCAACGCATTCCGCCGGGCCATGTGGCCGTGCAGGCGGAGAAGATGATCGATCTGCAGCAGATCTACATCGAGCGCCTGGAACTGCAGTCGGCCGGATTCGGCCCGAGGCGGGGCCTGCCCTGGAGCGAAGCGGACATTCAGAAGATTTTTGCGATGAAAGCCAAAGGGAAGAGTCACAAAAGCATCGGAGAACACTTTGGCCGCAGCAAGGAGGCGGTTGACAAAATCGTCAAAAAGCACAAGCAGCGATTTGACGCCGCCGCCGAACGGCAACGAGAACTGTTGTTTGGCTAGACATCGAGGGCAACAAGGCCCTTAAACCCAACATTCACGGCGGCCATCCCCGGCTGCCGTGCCAAACCATGCCAAACCGCCGCGATTTTGCGGCGGTTTTTTTTTATGCTTGGACCGTATCCGGCGCTGGCATACCGCCGGAGCCTCCTTTTACATAGGGGCCGGAGCATGGGGCTCCGGCCTCGCCCCTTGTGCGATACCCCGGGGCGGGCAAGCCCCCTCACGATACAACCCCCAGAGAAAGGGGCGGCGCGGCTCGCGAGCGCGCCGCCCCGCCGGAGCCCCCATGCAACAGAAATGGTTTGACGCCGCTTTAGCTTTCACCCTGCAGCACGAGGGCAAAACCTCCATGGACCCCGACGATAAAGGCAACTGGACCGGCGGTCGGGTGGGCGTGGGCGAACTCAAGGGCACCAAGCACGGTATTTCGGCGGCCAGTTATCCGTATCTGGATATTCAGAGTCTGACTCTGGCGCAGGTGAAGCCCATCTATTATGTCGATTTCTATGTGGCCTCGGGCGCACCGCGCATCGAGGAGTACAGCCCCGTTCTGGCCGCGCGCCTGTTCGACCTGGCGGTGAACTGCGGCGTGACGGGCGGCTCGAAAATGCTGCAGCGGGCGGTGAACGTGGTGTGCTGCGGCGAGGTGCTGCCGCGCCGCCGGGCGGCCTGGCGGCAGGCCATCGTGCAGTTGCTCGGCGGCCAACCCCTGCGGGTGGACGGCAAGATCGGTCCGATTACGGCGGATGTGATCCGGGCCTGCCCCCATCCGGTGGCTCTGCTGACGGCCCTGCGCGGCGAAGCTTACATACACTACAAGGGCCTCGATGCGGCCAGTATCCCGGGATGGCTGAACCGCCTGGGGGCTTCGGCCTGATGGGGCCGCGGTGCCACTCCCGCCGCCGGTGCTGCCGCCCCGGAGGCCGGCGATGACGCGGTTTGTCCTGTACGCCCCGCCATCCTATATCGCGGCGCGTCCCGAAGTGCGCCGGCTGGTGGTCAACGGCTGCGGTCCTGCCGGCTGGAAGGGCGAGTTGGTGCCGAACACCCTGTACGGTTTGAATGTCGCGCCGGCCTGCGATATCCACGATTGGATGTACGTCGCCGGAGAGACGATCGCCGACAAACACGAGGCCGACCGCGTTTTCCTCAATAATCTTCTGCGCCTGATCGAGGCCGTCGGCGGCCCCGGCTGGCTGCGCTGGCTGCGCCGGCGGCGGGCGAGGGTCTATTACGAGGCGGTCCGGCTGTTCGGCGGCCCCGCCTTCTGGCAGCAGAAGAACCCGCCGGAACGCCTGATTACCGCGGCCGACGCCGCCAATACCTAGGAGCGCACCATGGGCAAAAACCCGCTGACATCGAAAACCTTTTGGCTCAACGCGGCCGGCATCCTCGCGCTGCTGCTGCAGTCCGAGTTTGGCTTTCTGCTTGCGCCGCACTATCAGGCCCTCGGTCTGGCTGCCGCCAACCTGGTGCTGCGCCAACTCACCGGCCAGCCCATCGACTGGAGTCAGGTCAAACTTGGCGGCCTGCCGTGTCTGCTGCTGTTCGCCGCCCTGAGTCTGCTGTGGGCTCCGCTCCTGTCGGGGTGCGCTGCCATCAAAAAGGCCGAAGCGCACCCCGTGCTGACCGAGTTGGCGGTGCGCGCCGCCGTCGGCCGCGTCCTCGACGAGCGGCCCGCCTGGGTCGAACTGACGGCGCAGATCAGCGCCGACGCCATCCAGCTGCTCGACAGCGACGACGCGGTCTGTCTGACCGCCCTGGAAGACTACGTGGTACAGCGGATCCCCTGGACCGCCCTGGCCCCCGAAGAGGACGAACTGCTGCGGATCCTGATCCGGGCCATCCGCGAGGAGACCGAGGCCTATTTGCAGCGGCAGGGGATGGCCGCGCCGGGCGAGACCGCGGTGCGCGTTGCCCGCGTGCTCGGCTGGATACACCAGAGCGCCGAGTTCCGGAAAGGACGTGATTGATGACGCCTCAGGATGCCGCGGCCCTGGCCGCCCTGGTGGCCTTGCTGGAGAAAATCGGCACCTGGCCGCTGATTACGGTGCTGGTGCTGATTGTCATCGGACCCTGGATTGCGGTGTTCGTGCTGAACCGGGCCCAGGAACGCCGGCATGCCGAAGTGGTGCAGATGTACAAGGACAACGTGCAACTGGTGGAAGACTACGAGGGTGTGCAACGGCGCAGCAACCAGCGCGAGGAGGTGCTGGTGGATCTGCTGCGGCTGAACACGGAAGCCCAGAGCAACCTGCTGACCTGGCTGCGGCAGCGCACGCGCTGCATCGACTTGAACGGGGGAAAATTGCGTGAATCTTGAACGGGAAGCACTGCGCGGCCGCCTGGCCGGCCTGGGCGATGCCCGCCGCAAGTTGCGCCTGAGGGCCGAAGGGCTGTGCGCGGGTATCCGCCAGGGCCTGCAGACGGCCCTGCGGGACGTGGAGGAGATCGACATCGCTCAGGCGGCGGTGCAGATGGACGAACTGGTGGCGACCATGGGGGAACTGGCGGGGCTGCAGGGGCAGATCGCGCGCATCGAAAGGGAACTGCAATGACTTGCCGGAGCTGCCAGTATTTCGAACCGGATCGGGGCGTGTTTACCGCCACGGGGTGGACCGGCGACGGCGGCCGCGGCGAGTGTCTGCTGGATCCGAAGCCGACGCCGGCGCGGGCCGACAAGCCGTCCTGCCGGCATTGGCGAAAGAGGTTTTGCTGATGGCGGAAAAGGGCGCCCGGGCGCGGCTGGAGCCGATTGCCCGCCGGATGTACGTGGACGGCCAGAGCCTGGAGGAGATTGCCACGGTGCTGGACGTATCGCGCCAGAGCCTGAGCGACTGGAAGGGCCGCACCAGAAAGCCCGGCGAGGACCGGGACGAATGGGACCGCGCCAGGGAGCAGCGCCAAAGCGTCGGCCGGCGGCTGAAGAACCTGCTGGAACGCGAGCTGGAGACGGCCGAGGAGACCCCGGCCGGAAAACTCGCGCCGCAGGTTCTGGACGGCATCAGCAAGCTGGGCGCCCTGGTGCAGCGCTTCGAGCAGGCGGAGCGGGAAGCGCTGTTGAAGAGCACAGCCCAGCGCGCGGCCTTGTTTCTCGACTTCGTCAAGGACCTGATCGAATACGGCACCCGTCACGATGCGCAACTGGTGACGGTGCTCGAGGAAAATTTTGACGACCTCATCCAGTGGGGCCGGGAGAAGTATGCATGACGGTGACCCGCGCCAAACAGCGCCAGTTCGCCCGCGAGGTCGAGGCCATCCGCCAGATGATCCAGGCGGCGGCTCGCCCTTTCCCGGAAGACAAGCGGGCGCAGCGCGAGCGCAAGCGGGCCTGCGAGAAGGACCTGGCGTTGTTTGGCCAGACCTATTTTCCCCACTACTTCAACCGGCCGTCCAGCGCCCTGCACAGGTATTTCGCCGAGCGCTACCCGGCCATGATCGAGCGGGCCGCCGCCACCGGCGAGGGGGACAAGGAAGCCGACGCCGCGCCGCGCGGCAACGCCAAGAGCACCTGGACCACCTTTTTGCTGCCGCTGTGGTGCGCGGCCTACCGCAAGCGCCGCTACGCGCTCATCGTCAGCGAAACGCGCGGTCAGGCCGAGAGCTTTCTCTCCTTCATCAAGCTCGAACTGGAGACCAACGAGCGGCTGAAACAGGATTTTCCCGAGATTTTCGGCGAGGGGCCGGTCTGGCGCGCCGACCAGATCATCACCCGCAACGGGATCAAGCTGCAGGCGGCCGGCGCCGAACAGAAGCTGCGCGGCCTGCGGCACGGCAGCTACCGGCCGGATCTGGTGATCGGCGACGACCTGGAGAACGACGAATCGGTGGAGAGCGCCGAGCAGCGCCGCAAGCTGGAAAACTGGTTCTTCAAGGCGCTGATGAAGATCGGTCAACCGGATACGGTCTATATCGTGGTCGGCACGGTGCTGCACCACGAGAGCCTGTTGCAGCGGCTGCTCGAAAAACCGGGCTGGAAGGGCAAAAAATTCAAGGCGGTGCTGCAATGGGCGAGCAACCGGCGGCTGTGGGATCAGTGGGAAAAGATCTTTTCCGATCTCGCCGTCGGCAAGGACGAGGCCGAAAAGCGCGCCGATGCCTTCTTCGCGCAGCACAAACAGGCCATGCTCGAGGGCACGCTGGTGCTCTGGCCGGAGATGGAGCCCTACTACTACCTGATGAAGATGCGGGTTTCCGACGGCCCGGCCTTCTTCGACAGCGAAAAGCAGAACGAGCCGCTCAACCCGGAAGACCAGGTGTTCCTGGAGGAGTGGTTCGTCGACTGGGAGGAGGGCGACGTGGATCTGACCGGCATTCCCCACGCCGGGGCCTGCGATCCCAGCTTGGGCAAGCGCAACAAGCGCAACGATCCGAGCGCGATCCTCGGCGGGCGGATGAAGGAGCGGATTTTGTACCTGGACATCGCCGACATCGAAAAGCGCCAGCCGGATCGGATCATGAGCGACATCCTCGCCTATCACGAGCGGGATCCTTTCGACAAGCTGCGCATGGAGACCGTGCAGTTCCAGGAATTCTTCGCCCGCGAGTTCGAGAAGAAGGCCCACCAGGAAGGGTTGACCATCAACATCGACGATCACAAGCCCACGGCGGACAAGGATTTGCGCATCATCCGTCTGCAGCCGTGGATCAAGAACGGCTGGGTGCGCTTCAAGGAAGAGCACCGCGAGCTCAAGCGTCAGTTGCTCTACTACCGGCCCGCCGGTCGCGGTGGCCATGACGACGGGCCGGACGCTTTGGAGATGCTGCTGGGGCTGTGCGAGGCGGGGCTGGTGCCGGCGGTCTGCTCCGGAGCCGGCGACGAGGAACCGCAGCGCGAAGATAAAAGTCTCATGGGCCGTCTGGGCCTGGGCCGGCTGTTCGGCCGAAGGAGTGCAGCGTGAGTCTGATCGGCAAAATCGGCGAGAAACTCTTCGCCGCCGTCATCGAGCAAAAGGTGCAGGAGCGTCTCCCGGCCGCCACCGCCAACGCCATGGAGGATCTGCAGTGGCGGCGACTGACCGGCGACAGCGTGCGCGAACTGCCCATCGCCACCTGGCAGCGGCAGGTCGAAATCTGCTACTGGCTGTGGAAGATCAACCCCCTGGCCAACTGGCTGATCGAAATCACCACCGCGCTGACCGCCGGCAAGGGCTTCAGCTACACGGCCAAGAGCGAGGCCGTACAGGAGATTTTCAAGGACTTCTGGTACGACCCGGTCAATCGCATGGACATCAAGTTCGAGCAGAAGGCCCGGGAACTCTCCATCTTCGGCCTGCAGTGCTGGCAGGCCTTCGTCGCCGAGCAGACCGGCCGAGTGCGCCTGGGCATGATCGACCCGGCGCAGATCGCCGAGATTTTTTGCGACCCCGACAACGTCGAGGTGCAGATCGGCGTCAAGGTGCAGCGCCTCGACGGCACCGGCACCCGCCTGCTCAAAACCATCTTGGCCGGCGAGACCGAGACGGTGATCTCCGAAGAGGGCCTGCGCCGCCGCGAAACTTTCACCGACGGCGAGTGCTTTCTGTTTGCTGTCAACCGGGTCAGCAACGACCCCTACGGCACCTCGGATATCTTTGTGCTGGCCGACTGGCTCGACGAATACGAGGATTTCGTCTTCAAGTTCGCCGGCAAGGCCAAAAAACAGAACGCCCACATCTGGGACGTGGAGCTCCATGGCGCATCCGAGAAGGAATGCGACGACTTCGCCCGGAAGTTCCCCCACCAGGCCGACGGCGCCGTGCGGGTACACAACGAAAAGGTCAAATGGAACGCTGTCGCCCCGGGACTGCAGGCCCTGGACGTGAAGGAGAGCGCGAGCGTCTTCCGCAACCATATCCTGGGGGCCAAGAGCATCCCCTCCCACTGGTACGGCGGGCTCGACGATGCCAACCGCGCCAGCGCCGCCGAGGGCAACGAGCCGATCAAGGCCTTTGTGGACAGCCGGCAGAACCTGCTCAAGTTCATTCTCGAGACGATTTTCACTTATGTCGTGCAAAAGGCCCTCGAGGCCGGCCACCTGCGCCCTGGACGCGACGAAGACCCCTTCGACTTCGCGGTGCAGAAGCCGGAGGCCATGGAGCGCGATGTCACCAAGGTCAGCGCCGCCGTGCGCGACCTGGTGACCGCCCTCACCGTGGCCGCCGCCAACGGCTGGGTGGACAAGGACACCGCGGTCAAGCTGTTCGCCTTTGTCATCGCCCTCATCGGCTTCGAGGTGGACCCGGAGGCGATGGAGTTGGAGGCGGGGATGGAAGATTACAACGCCAGGGACCGCAAGGACGGAGGCACTGAGGGCTGATGGCATCGGTTACTGGTGAAATCAAGCGGCTACTCGCCGAGCACCAGCAGCGCACCGCCGACGGCGTGGCGGTGATGCAGGGCATTTTGGCGGATCTGCAGAAACAGGTGCTGGCCGAGGTGGCCGGCGTCGAGGGCGAGAGCTATCAGGCCCATCACCTGCGGCAGAACCTGGCGATGATCGAGAGTGCCATGCTGCGCTTCGAGGCGGTGGCCTTCGGCCGACTGGAGAGACTGATCGACGGCGCCTGGGATGCCGGCGCCGACCTGGTGCCCCAGCTGCTCAAGCAGGGCGGCATCAGCATCGCCTTCGGCCACCTCTCCGGACCGCTGCTGCAGACCGCCAAGGATTTCGCCTATTACCGGATCGAGAACCTGTCCGCCGATACGTTCAACAAGATCCGCGGCGAACTGTCCCTCGGCCTCCTCGGTCAGAAAACCCCCTGGCAGGTTCGCCAAGCCATCGAGGGCTCGCTGGAGAGCCCCGGGGTGTTCAAATCGATCGCCGAGCGGGCCAAGGTGATCGCCGGGTTGGAGATGGGCCGGGCCTACAGCCAGGCCACCCAGCTCAGCCTCGAGCAGGCCGTTCAGTCGGTGCCCGGGCTGAAGAAACAGTGGTGGCACGCCGGCCACCCGAAGGTGCCGCGCCGCAACCACTTGGCGCTGCACGGGCAGATCGTCGACGTGGACCAGAAATTTTTGATTGGCTCGGTGGCCCTGCGCTATCCCCGCGACCCGCAGGCGCCGCCCTCCGAAACCATCCGCTGCGGCTGCATCGTGGTGCCCTGGATTCCGGCCTGGGGCGATGTGGCCAAGGAGGGCGCGCTGCCGATCTACAATGAGCGCGGCGAGGAGATCGCCCGGCGCGGACCGCGCACCGGGATCGAGGAGAGTCTGGCCGGAAAATTCAAGCTGGGGCAGGTCGGGCGGGCGCGGCCGGGCAATGGGCCCAAAAAGCCTTGACACCCCTGTTATAAACAAGATTTCGCGGCCTGAGGGGCAATTCGGGCGGCCATCACACCCTGCGATGGAGGCTGACATGGCAGAAGAGATCGACAGGCAGTATCTCAAGGGTCTGGTTTTTTTCGACAGGCAGTATCTCAAGGGTCTGGTTTTTCGGACCTCGAGACCGAAAGAGGTGAAAGGCGAGAGCGGCACCAAGGTGCAGCACATTCCGGTGGAGCGGGAACTGACCCCGGCTGACATGCTCGACTGGAAGGACCTGCCCGACCGGGTGGTGATCGTCGCGGCCGACGGTCAAAAACACGAGGTCAAGAAGACCCCGGCCCAGATCCGGGCCGCCGCCAAGTCCCAGAAGGAGGGCGAAGAAAAAGGGTCGCAGCAGCCCGAGGCGCCTGGCGGCGAATAACCCCCAACCGGGAGAGGCACGATGCTCAGTTTCGATCAGATCAAAGACATGATCCGCGCGGCAATCAAGGGCCAACTCGGCAACGACTACGTCTACATCGTCGAGCTCTATGCCGACAGCGTGGTCTACGAGGTCGAGACCGCCGGCACGGAGCAGTATTTCAAACGCTCCTACGCCATCGTCGACGGCGCCGTGCAGCTCGGCGATGCGGCCCAGGTGCAGAAACGGGTCGATTACATCCCGCTGCAGGCCGCCGCCCGACTGCTGGCCGCCGTCGGCAGCCCCGAGGACGCCGACTATGGCTTCGTGTGGCGGACGCAGGTGGTGGAATACGGCCCGGGCAAGGACGGCCGCATCAACTGGCCGAAGGAACCGTTGGTCGCCGCCCTGCACCTGTACGACGGCGCCAAGGTCTTCGTCCTCAACGAAAGCCAGCACCATGCCGCGCCCAAGCCGTTTGGCAAGAGCGTACGGGAGATCGTCGGCTGGTTGAAGAATCCGGTCGATACCGGCACGGGCATCGAGGCCGACCTTTACATCCTCAAGAGCGCTCGCTGGCTGCGCGACGCCCTGGTCGATTCTCACGAGCGCGGCTGCCCGAACCTGTTCGGCCTCAGCCACGACGTCAGCGCCAAGGCCAAAACCGTCATGGTCGCCGGGCGCAAGATGAAGGAACCGGTCACGATCACCGCCGTCGAGGTCGACGTGGTGCATACCCCCACCAATAACGGAAAGTTCATTCGAATGGCCGCGGCTGCCGCGGCGGAAAGCGAGGACGATGTGAACAGAGAGCAGTTGCTGGCCGCCCTGAAAAAGGCCCGGCCGAATCTCGACACCGACAACATGACCGATGAGGCGCTGCTGCAGGCCCTGACCGCCGCGGTCATCGAAAACGCCGGCGGCGACGCGGCCAACGAAAAGCTGACGGCCGCGGTTGTGGAGGGTCTGAAGAAGATCATGACCCCCGGCGAGCCGCCCGCCGAGTTGTTGGAACTGCGCCAAATGCGCGCCGCCATGCTGCTTGATCGCGAACTGACCGCCAGCAAGCTGCCGGAGATCGCCGCGGCCAAGCTGCGCCGGCGCTTCGAGGGGCAGGAATTCACGGTCGAGACGCTGCAGGCCGCCATCAAGGAGGAAAAGGAGATGATCGACCATCTCACCGGATCGGGGGCGGTTCGCGGTACCGGCGAGGCCCGGGTGGTGCGCGACAGCGCCGAAAAGCTGCAGGCCGCCTGCGACAAGCTGTTCGGCGTGGCCGTCGACGGCACGTTGGCCGACATCGCCCCGTTTCGCTCCCTGCGGGCCGCCTACGTGGAAATCACCGGCGATACCGAAGTGCGCGGCTACCTCGCCCCGGAACAGGTCGAGCGCATGCAGGCCGCCTTCGGCTCCGCCACCTTCAGCTACGTGCTGGGCAACACCCTCTACCGCCGCCTGGTGATGGACTACAAGGAGATCGGCGATTACGGCGTGTCGCTGCTGGTCGGGGGCAATATCCGCAACGCCAGGGATTTCCGCACCCTCGAATCGGTGCGCATCGGCTACTACGGCGACCTGCCCGACGTCAACCCCGAGGTTGCCGACTACGCCGACCTGGGCGTGCTCTCCGACGAAGAGGTCAGCTACGCCCTGAACCAGAAGGGTGGCATCATCACCATCAACCGCAAGATGATCATCAACGACGACATGCGCGCCGTGCAGAAGATTATCAGCCGCCTGCCCCGCGCCGCCCGCCGCACCCTGGCCAAGCGGTGCTGGAACAAGTTGGTCGGCAACGCCACCTACAAGGGCGACAACAAGGCGATGTTCCACGAAGACCATGGCAACCTGGGCACGGCGGCGCTGTCCACCACCGCCCTGGCGGCCGCCAAGCTGGCCTTCTCCAAGCAGGTCGAACCGGGCAGCAACGAGCGTTTGGACCTGCGTCCCAGAACCCTGGTCCTCCCCTCGGAACTGTGGGCCACGGGCAAGAAGATCAACCGCACCCAGGGCGAGCCGGGCAGCCCCAACTTCGGCAACGCCTTCTATCAGTACTTCGGCGCCAACGACGAAAACATCTTCGAGTGCCCCTTCATGACCGACGCCACCGACTGGATGCTGCTGGGCGATCCCAACGAGTGCGAGATCCTGGAGTTGGCGTTCCTCAACGGCCAGCAGGAGCCGGAGATGTTCGTCGCCGACAACCCCGGCGTCGGCCAGATGTTCCTGGCGGATCAGATCCAGTACAAGATTCGCCACGAATACGAAACCGAAATCGTCGATTTCCGGAACGCCTACAAGGCGGTGGTGGCGGGCTAACGGCGGCCTGAAAGAGGTCCCGAGTCTCGGGCCCAAGGTTGAAGGGCCCGGGACTTAATCAAAACTTTCTTGAAGGAGTAAGAGTCATGCGTCGATTTAAAAAAGCCTTTTTCACGAAGATGGTGATGATCCTGCTGGCGGTACCGCTCCTGCTGCCCGGACCGGCCCTGGCTGCCACCCCCAACCCGGCGCCGGGTTCGGCGGGCTACATGGTGCTGCCGCTGCAGTTTTCCCGCACCATCACCGCCACAGCCACGCCGATCACCTTCAAGGCGCCCTTTCCCTGTGCCGTGATAGGGGTGACGGCCCATGCCAAAACCCTGGATTTTTCCAGCACTGACGAAACCTATACGGTCGATGTGAAGGAAGGCGCCAACTCGATCCTGTCGAGCGCCATCTCCCTGGCGGCCGCCGGCACCATTTACGACGGCACCCTGAGCGATACGGCCATCGCCGACGAGGCCACTGTAAGCGTGGTGGTGACCTTGGGGGGCACCACGCCGAGTTTGACGGATCTGACGCTGCTGCTGGTGTTGAAACGATTGTAAGGCCGGGGTCTTAGACCCGCCCCTATAATGAGGAATCGGGCCGGCGGTGGCCGGCCCGATGTTTAATCCCTTTTGCAAGGAGTTGGGACATGCCCGAACCCCTGATCGAGCCAACCTGGTACCCGCCCGCAGGCAGCGCCCTGCTGGCCCCGATAGACAACACCGTGCTCACTGACGCCAGCCCCGCCCGCACGCTGATCGTGT